AAATCGCTTGCGAAGGTTCGCACGACGAGGAGTTATAATTTCCCCCATGAATAAACAAACCCTGCCTGCCACCGCTGACTTCACTCGTCAGCAATACGAAGCCATCGAAGCACTTTCCTTTACCGGATTAAAAGAGCTTCTGAAATCGCCTGCTCATTACCAGCAATGGAAGGCGACACCGTCCGAGGAGACAAAAGCCCTGCTTATCGGCAAGGCCGTTCACCTCGCTGTCCTAAAAAACGCTGACTTCCTCACAACCTACGCAATGGCTCCCGAGTGCGACCGACGCACAAAAGAAGGTAAGGCAATTTGGCAAGCCTCCATGGACTCCCTCGCTCCTGGTCAAGTGCAACTTAACTTCGATGATTACAACTTGGTGCTGTCGATTGCCGACGGTGCTTTCAAGATTTGCCAAGACGCTGGCATCGAGTGCTTGAAGCAGGACGGCTGGCGTGAGTGCGCGCTGACTGCTAAGAGCAAGGAGACACCTCTAAAGGGCATCCCTGACCTTATCAGCGACGATGGGTATATCTATGACCTAAAGACTACCAGCGACTCCGCAGGCGAACGCTCGGCATTGTCTACCATCCTTAACTTTAAGTACCACCTTCAAGCGGCTCATTACATCAACCTTGCACACGCTCACCGCTCCGACGTTCGGGGCTTCCGCGTAATCCTCGTGGAGAAAGACGCAGGGCATCAAGGGGCTATCTATGAAATCGCAGGCGACTTGCTGGAACGTGGTCGGAAAGAAGTTGAGCGTGCCTATTCCATCTACGACCAATGCACCTCAACAGGGCAATGGCCTTCCCTCGCCTCGGCAGGTGTTACCGTCCTCGCTGATCTTCCGGGTGCGAAGAAGGTTGCTAATGAAATCACTCTCTAACATTAAAGCATTTCACCCAACCCAAAACAAATACACACATGAGCGAAGATATGTCCGAGTACGTTAAAAAGAAGTTTGAAGGCCCTGCCCTCAACTTCACTCCCACCGATGGCGAATACACATTCACCGTCTGCACGATTAAAGAAACTGACGTTAAGAAAAGCAGTAAGGGTATGCCACTTGTCAAAGTCGGCTTACGCTCCCAATGCGGCGCTTACGTTAAGTGCACTTTCTTCGGCACACCGAAGGCGATGCCACGTCTCGCTTCATTCCTCGAAGCAGCAGGCGGTCAAAAAGTTTCCACGGCAACAATCACCGACGAGTTTTCTATCGCCGACGCTATTAACGCAGTCGTTAAGAAGTCGGTAAAGGCAACAGTCAAGAAGGGCGAGCCGCGTGACTTTGGCGGTAAGACCTATGTCGATTACGACGTGAGCTCATTCAAGCCTGCCTTCTGATATGACACCTGTAACAATCCTGCGCCCAACAGTCTATCTCATCACCGGCTATGCTCGGGCAGGTAAGGACACTCTAGGCAACGCGATACTCGACCTGCACACCACAGGCCGTAGTCGTCGCCACGCCTTCGCTGACCTCCTAAAAGATGCCGCGAATGCCGCATACACACGTGCGGGCTTGAACCATATCGATATGCACACCGAGGCCGACAAGGTTCGCAACCGTGATCTGCTAGTCGCCATGGGCAAGTCGATGCGGGCAATTAACCTTAACATCTTTGCCGACTCGTGCGCTGACTATGCTAGGTACGCAATCCTCTCGGGACGCTCCTGCATCATCCCCGATTGGCGATACGCTAACGAGTACCGATGCGTCGTCGATACCGTAGCACCTGCAAACGTCATCACGATTAAGATTGGATGCCAGGGCGTAGGCCCAGCAAACGAAGAAGAAGATAAGCAGATGCAAATCCTAGAGGCTGAGTGCTTTATCGGTTACGAGGCGACCTTCCGACCCGGAGAGATTGGGGCTATTAAAGATTGGGCGCACGAAATCGTTTCAACCGTACCTCGCGTACCCCTCGCCTAATGGAAACAGGACACTCCGAGATTTGGACTATCGACGACCTTATCGAGTACGCACGCGAGCAAGGCTTCACCCTAGAGATTACTAAACTTACCGAAACAAAATGAGTTACTTAATTCCTGTTAATTTAGCGAACCAAGCGGTCGAGGCTTCCGAGAAAATCATTGCTGGGCTTATGGAAGATAACCGACTGCTTAAGGAGCGTGTTAAGTTTCTCGAGGAGTTAGAGGAAGAGAACCGTAAGGAGTACGAAAGCCTCTACGATAAAAACGCACGACTGATAGCGACCTACGAAGCCATTAAGAAATTAGTGCCATGAGTTACCGCACGGTGATCGTATACCAACTAACGGTCGAGCAGCACGCCCTGGCTAAAGGCTGGGGCATCTCACCGCGTCGAGCTGAGTGGCTGGCAACTTGCCCACGTGCTCTCTATCGCAAGGCTAAGCACGAGCCGTTCCCCGGTGGTTACGCGCTAAATAAAATCTCTAAGCAAGCGAACCGATGAGCCTTGTTCGCTACCGTCCTATAATTAAAAACAAAGAAGCTGATATGGCTATCGATGTTTCGGGTGCTTGGACTTCTTTGACCTGCTACTATACTTTGCACGATAAAATTGTGACCCTCCAAGCCGAGAACGAGCGTCTCCGTAAGGATTTGGATTATGTCCTAGATGATTGGGGTTGCTTTAAGGTCGGACACTCGGGAGGAAGCGGAATCGACTCTGTTTTCAAAGCGTGGCTCGCCGCCAAGGGGGTGCAGTCGTGAGCTTTCTTACTTTGCTCCAGGTTGTTTTTATTACGTTAAAGATTACTGACCAAATTGATTGGTCATGGTGGGTTGTAGTGCTTCCTTTTATTGTGAGGTTTGTCATCAACTTTGTTATCATAGGATTGGAAGAATTATCATGAGCACCGAGACACGCATCGTCGTCATGGGCGACAATCACGGTAACCACGGTGATCAGGACACGCTCCAAGCCGTCCTAGACTTCTGCAAAGAGTTTAAGCCTACGCACCGCGTACACCTCGGAGATAATTGGGATTTAGCCGCACTTCGCAAAGGCGTTTCCAATCAAGATAAGGAAGCATCATGGGCAGTACTTAAAGACGACCTCGAGCAAGGTGCGGATTGGTTAGCCAAGTACAGACCGACACATTTCTTAAACGGTAACCACGATTGGCGCGTAAGAGATGCCATGTATAATACCGACAGCATCACCAAGCTCGATGCCCTTAAGGATGTAGACCTAGCCATGTCCAAGGCTATCCGGCAATCGGGCTGCAAGGTCGTTAAGCCCTACACGGTGCAGAAGGGTTACGTGGACATCGGCCCCATGACATTTACCCACGGCTTCTTTCATGGTAACGATGCCATCCTTAAAATGGCGCATCGATTTAACAGCGGCCCAGGGCATGGCCTAGTAATGGGTCACCTTCACCGGGCAGAGCAGCACAACCTAGAGCGACGCGGTGGCGGGGCGGTGTGGATCTGCGGCTGTGCCTGCGACACTCAATTACAATACGCGGAACGTCGCCCTTCGACCCTACGCTGGCAAAACTCGTTCATGGCCTTCATCATCAAGGGCGAGCATTACATCGGGCGGCAGGCTCACAAGTTTAACGGACGCTGGGAAATGCCTTTCAACAAATGAAAAACGCCAACGACCTATTCCTTAAACTGCGTCAGTCGTTTTATGTCACCGACGACATCGTGCCACCCGGATATAAAAGCACGCCTCAGCTGATGACCATTTGGAACACCTCTAAGACGCATACCCTACGCATGGTTAAGAAGGCCATCGCCGAGGGTGCACTTGAGCGCGTAAACATCATGCACAATTCTCGCGTGATCCCTTTCTACGGCCCACCTCGGAAATATAAATCGACAAAGCCGAAACGCTAACACACAACCTTCCCCGCCATGCCTGCCGACTTTAATGATGATGTCTATATGCAAACTTACTTAGACAATGTGAGTTTATATTTAGAACGTATAGACCGTGCTATGATCCATTACAACAGAACAGACATAAATGAGAAATGCGTACAGCGAGCTATAAGTGATTTGCTAAAAAATAAATATGACATTGGGTGCGAAAGAGAAAGGCCGCCGTGCATGGGTAGCCGGCTTAAAATGGATCTGAGCGGTGAAGGCTTTATCGTGGAAGTAAAGATGACAGCATCAAACCTGCACCTAACCATTGCACAACTTCTCCACTACGCAAAAAAGAGAAAAGGCTCAAATGACCTGTGGATAGCAATTCACGACGAAGAATCTTATGACTTTGCAGATGTAGACGATTGCGATGCAGAAGGTATATTTTTAATACCTGCGTCTCAATGTGCCGAAGCTATAAATCAGCAAATAATTTTGTATAAAGAAAACCCAACCATTTAACAAACCCCTCCCCGCCATGCCTGCCACTACTGACCGCTTTCCAATCGAAGCGGAACAAAACCTTATCGCCCTTGCGTTCATCGACGCAGATTGGCTTACGCGTTTAAAGGCCGACCTCAAGCCTTCCGACTTTGCCGAGCCGAAGCATCAGACGATATGGTCTGCCATCGATGCCACGACCTTCCCTGGACAAGTTGCTGCCGAGGACGTGCTCATCGATTACCTTCGCAAGTTAAACCTCTTAGAGCAGGCTGGGGGCATACACGGCATCGTCGGGCTGACCTCTCAGACCCATGTATCGCCTCAGGCCTCACGCTGGCATGAGTCAGTACTCGAAGCGACCCGCCTGCGTAAACTAGACGCACGCATCGCATCGCTAAGCCGTAAGTCGGAAAGCGGGATGTTTAGCGCTGAAGAAATCTCGGCTGACCTAGCCGCCATCCAAGCCGACACCGTACCGCGTAAAGCCGGAGACAACGGCCCCAAAAACTTTTCACTTTATGACCTGCTTAACTTTGAAAAAGAAAAAGACCCGAACGCTGTACTAGGTGATCGGTGGCTCTGTAAGGGCGGCTCATGTATGCTTATCGCTCAGACAGGTGCGGGTAAGTCTGCCCTGTGCACTCAGATGGCTCTTTCATGGGCAATGGGTCGAGATGCGTTTGGAATTAAATCAGTCGCACGTCGTCGCCTACGTTCGGTCATCATCCAATCGGAAAACGATTTGGGAGACGTATCAGAAGCCGTCCAAGGTGCTATCGACTCTCTCGGCCTCGCTAGGGCATCGCAAGAGGTTGCCGCGTTGGCTGACATGGTACACTTTTACAGGGAAGCAATCCGCACCGGAGAAGACTTTGGGACTATGCTTCGTCAGCTCGTCATCAAGCACCAAGCCGACATCGTTTGGATTGACCCACTACTTGGCTTTGCTGGTATCGACATTGCCGACCAAGAAGCTGTCTCGCACTTTACGCGCCACATTATCCAGCCTGTCCTAGACGAGACAGGTGTCATACTCATGACCGTTCACCATACGGTTAAGCCTGTGAAGGATGCGGGCAAGGTGAACCTATCCGATCTAGCCTACGCAGGGGCAGGCTCAGCCGACCTAGCAAATTGGCATCGGGCCTCGATGGTACTTCAAAAAGACCCGACACCCGAAGGCCAAGACGAGTTACCGCACTACACCCTGCGACTAGCCAAGCGTGGAGGTCGTGCAGGGGTCAAGGATGCCCAGGGGCAATATACCCGTACCATACCCCTTCAGCATTCCAAAGTACAGGGACGTATCGCTTGGGAGCGTCGCAACCTTACAGAGATAGCGATTAGACCCACCCAGCATGACCGTAGAAGCGTTTTGATTGGCGATGAGAGTCCTTGATAGGCTGTCGACCTAAAACGCCTTATAACCAATCCTCATCAATTCTATGCAAAACTTATGCCAAGGAATAGTCAGTTCAGCTGGCCAGTTCAGATGGGCAGTTCAGCTCTATATAATATCTACCCTAAAGGGTAGAGATATTATAACGATACTCGTTATACGCTTACGCTACTCGTATCGTATTGAAAACTTATGAATAAAGAAAAACGCAAATACGTAAGGAGTTGGAAGGTCAAACGTAACCAGATCCGAATAGCCAGCCAATGGAAGGCGAGGTGGCAAACTGAGCCGGTCTTTATGCGGGCTAACCTCGATAGCCTAATCAAAAGAAATACAGACTTGGGAAAGAGAAACAGAGAGATGCTTATCGAGATGATGCAGGGTGCACCGAGGGTTATTAAAACAGGCGAGCTGAGGGACGTTATCCGTAGGCAATGGAACGAGAAAGGTTACGCATTAACTCCCGACCAAACGGAAAGTAAGCGCGTAAAACTTTGGAGACACGGCCTGCTTAAGTTCGACCATTTGACCTTAGCCTGGACTAACTTCGCTTGCATCGACTGAGCACTCTCGCTGTTAGTAATTTGATGTCCGACGATACGCCAAACAATCGACCATCCTTTGAACACGATCACGAGCACGCTGAGGCCGCGTTCGATGCTGCTAAGAAAGATTTACGCAAGGTGAGCGACGCTGGGTTTATGTTCACGGTCTTACGCTCAGGCAGAGTAGCCAAGCATTGCTTCGGACGTACGCACGCTGAGCGCGTAAACATGGTATGCCTTTGCCTTCAGGAGTTAGTCTACGACCTTACCGAGCAGACTATGGACGCACTCGATGATAAGGATGAAAACAAATGAGCACGACGAAAGAGCAACGTGAGTTTGATAATTGGTTTTTTAAGCAGACGTTTGTTAAGCAGGCAGAGTGTCGCTCACTCGGTATCATTCCCTACCGCGAGCAACCGCAGGAACGTTTCTCATTCCCCATCTTTGCTAATGCCAAGTGCTTTGCTTATGATCCGTGGGACGTGGAGATGAGGAGCGAAGAAGACACGTTCGTTAGTCGTGAACGATTGCGTGAGATTATATCCAAGATACTTCTTACGCTTGAACGTTCGCCCGAGCGTAGCGTGCGCTTGCACGTCGAGCTGTTACGTCTAGTCCTCCGTACGCCTGATGCGATGACGAACGGAGAATTATGCTCGCAGTACCCAGACATTACACGCCAAGGCATTCACTACCGCGTGCAAGAGATGCGACGGATTTTGTTTGGCAAAAAAGAAAAAAAGATTAAGGCACGTGCCCAAGCCCCGGCTAAGACATCTCTTTTGACCCCTCCCGCCCAACGCGTGGCAACGCACCGTGGCAAAAAAACGGAGGCTACCCCAAGGAAACCTGCATTATTAGCGAAACCGAGAGGGTCGCGTAAGACCTGATGGCCCTGCAATTAAAAGACATCGCTAAGGCTCTCGGGGTCACGCCTCAGTACATCGCAACCCTTGTTCGCAAGGGGATGCCCATCAGTAGCATCGAGGAAGCAAAGGCTTGGCGTGATGCACAGGTAGACGGACGCGAGAAGCCAGCACCGAAGGCCAAGGTCACACCGGACTCGCTCGACGACGGCACGCTAAAAACTACAATTGAGCAGCACAGGCGTTTAGTCTCACAGGCACAAGGCGTGTGGGAGGCTTCCATGGATCAGGGCGATAGCAACCAGGGCAAGTATCAAACAGCGTACAACGCATCGCTTAAAACTTTGATGGCGCTAGAGGACGAGCAGAAGGTGCGACTGAAAGAGTCTAGAGACTTTGTTAAGCGCGAGGAAGCCGAGGAGTCCATGCGTCAGTTAATGGGCGAGGTGCTGGCGGTACTCGACAAGCTCGGTCTCGACTGCGCCGAGAAGTGCAACCCCGACAATCCGGCAATGGCGATTAAGGCTCTAGAGTCTTGGGTACGCTCTGCCCGCAACATTCTTTCCAAAGATGAAACGCAAAAAGATGCCTAAGCCATCTAGACCATTCCGAGATAAGAAGCGTCGCATCTTGAAAAAAATAATCGAGAAAGAAACAAAGCATGGCTGACGCGTCGCTCATTGCATTAGGTCGTTCGGTGCTCCGTCCATCGGACACAGGTGACGTGGTTGATTGGATGGCGGCAAACGTTACGGCAATACCCGGCTCACCCTTCAGCGGGCCGTATAATCCTGAACGGTATCCATGGGTAGCCGCGGCGCTACGGATCACGACCGACCCGAGCGTATCACTCTGCCTTATCCTCGCATCTATCCAAAGCGGTAAGACGCTGACGCTAGGGCTTACGACTTGTCACATTGCATCGAGGCAACCAGGGCCGACGCTCGTGCTCCAAGACAACGACCAAAACGCACGCGACTTTAATTTAATAACTCTGCGACCATTGTGGGATAATTGCCCCGCAGTAAAAGACCGACTCGTTCCCGAGCTAGACCGCAGCTCGACTATTCTCTTTGACCGCATGACGTGCTGGGTGCTAGGCGCGCATAATGATAAAAACTTACAGCGTAGGTCTATCCGCTGGCTGATTGGAGACGAGTGCTGGCTATGGCCAAAGGGTCATATGGCTGAGGCATCCGCACGTGTGACTGCTTTCGGTTGGATGGGCAAACGCATCTTTGCATCGCAGGGCGGTATCGCTGGCGACGACTTTGACTTGGCTTGGCAGTCCACCGATCGGAGAGATTGGCATTTTCGATGCCCGAAGTGCGACGCGTTACAGCCTTGGGTATGGGAGCAAGTGCGTTTCCCTGAGGATGCCAAGTCTACTGCGGGCTGGGATAAATTAAAAGTAGCCAAGGGCACGACTTACGAGTGCGTGAGTTGCCGCGAAAGATTACCGGATACGAACGGCACACGCATTACGGCAAATGAGCGTGGCGAGTTTATAGCGACAGGCCCTGCATCGATTAGCGGGCACGTGGGCTTGCATTGGAATAGCCTCGCTCAGATGAGCTGGGGCGAGTTAGGCGTAATGATGCTGGAAGCGTCCGAGGCGGCAGAGCAGTACGGTGACAATGCCCCGAGGCGTATCTTCAAACAGAAGCGGCTGGCGATGCCATGGAGCGAAGAAGGCGGCACGATGATTACCGACGCTAAGGCTTCAGAGTATAAACTTGCCGACGCGTGGGACGACGAGGCCACGATTA